TATGACCAAACAGTTGCAAAGCGTGGCATCAGCTACAAGTCCTCACCAAGCAAGGCCAATCGCTCTGGCTTTCGTTCCTTGGCTTCTATCTTTAACAAGTCTGCCGCTGGAGCAATCTACGAAACAGCCGGCCGCAAGTCTGGAGTCACAGGCAACTTCACTCCAAAACTAGGTGGCAAGTTAACAGGCGATAAACAAAAGATGACAGGCCGGGCAATCTTTAGAGCTTTTGAAGAAGATCGTGGCAAGGCAACAGCAGGAGTTCTTAAGGCCATAGAAACATCAGCAGCCAAGTTCAATGCTAGGAGACCAGTCTGATGGCAGATTTAAGAGTTGATATTGCGTCCGAGTTTACCGGCAAGGCAGCCTTTACAAAGGCGCAGAAAGCCACCAGCTCGTTAGATAAGGCAGTCGGAAAACTAGGCAAGCAAATTGCATCAGTCTTTGCTATTACTAAGATTGTTGCTTATGGCAAGGCATCAGTTCAGGCTTTCGTTGAAGAAGAACGTGCAGTCTCACAACTAACCACAGCAGTCAAAAACCTCGGTCTAGCCTTTGCACAACCACAGATTAACAACTACATCGACCGCCTACAGTCCAGCACCGCAATCGTCGATGATGAACTTCGCCCAGCGTTTCAGGCTTTACTTACCACAACAGGATCATTAACGAAGTCGCAAGAGCTTTTAAGCCTTGCGATTGAAGGTTCACGCGGTTCCGGTATTGCCCTGACCACAGTTTCTCAAGACCTTGCCAATGCCTATAACGGCAACACTCGTGGATTGCGTAAGTACAACCTTGGTTTAAGCAAGGCACAACTTACAACTATTTCATTTACAGAAGTACAGCAACGATTCGCCAATCAATTCTCTGGCGCTAATGCGGCTTATCTAGACACCTATGCTGGCAAGTTAGACGTTCTCAAGGTTGCTTCTGAAACTGCCAAGGAAGTAATTGGTCAAGGCTTAGTCGATGCCCTAGTGCTTGCCGGTGGCAAAAGCGGCGATATTCAAAACGTGTCAGATGCAATGGGCTCACTTGCAGAATACACAGCAGATACAACACGCGGCATGGGAGTTCTTATCTCAAAGATTACCCAGCTTAATGACAAAGTTGCTGGCGGCACTTTAGGAAAGATTCTTGCCGGTGGCTTAAACCTCGGATTCTTAGGATTACTTAATAGGCTGGGCAACGAGGCGCAAGAGCGTCCAAGAGCGAATCGCCGCTGTATGGGCGGGGCTCAGGCTAACCATTATTCTGCATCAGAAGCAGCCGAAAAGAAGCGTCAGCAACAGCAAAAGAAACTGGCAGCAGATCAACTTAAATCTACTAAGGCATTAACAGCCGAGCAGAAAAAGCAAGCAGCTCTTAAAAAGGCTGGCACAATCTTTGACCAAGAGCAGATTCAAATCATTGCAGCCTTACAGGGTGACCTTTCTAAGCAAGATGAATTGCGCCTAAAGGCTCAACTAGCTTTACTCAACAACAATGAGGTAGTGGCCACAGCACTTACTAAGCAAATCCTTATGTCACAAGATGCAACCGGCAACCTTTACAAGCTATGGTCAACTCTTCCGGACGCTCGCAATCCTTTTGCTTACTTAGAGGGTTATCTTGACATGCTGGCCGGCAAAGCAGCAGCAGCACTATCCAGTACAGTGGTAGCACCAATGGTCCCAGCTCCCATTAGTCCAATGAACCCAGCAGTTACAACCAACGCAACTAACGCGAGCGGTTTTGCTTATTCAGTACCTAACCCGGCCGCCGGTGGTGGCATGGACACACAGTTCGGCTCTGGTACTCCCTGGGCTATGGCTGTTGCAGCTTTAAACCGACCAGTAGTGGTCCAGATTGACGGCAAGGCAGTAGCCAGCACGTTACAAAATTCTTCTCTGTCAGGTATTGGATCATTCGTTGATCGAGTACGGGGTTAATTATGGCTTTGCCAGCCAATATTTCCGTATCCTTCGACTTCTCATCAGGTGCTACCTTTTCGTTTCCGTTTACGATTGGCGATGCTAAGTACGGAATTCTAGGTACTGGAACACTTGCAGCTAATACAGTCCCAGAGCCAGTAGTGGATTTAACACCTAACGTTCGAAGCATCACTATTGACCATGGCCGCAATATCGAGTCCGATACCTATCAGGCTGGCACAGCGATAATCAGAGTCTATGACAATGATGGATCGTGGAACCCACAAAACGTAAATTCTATTTATTATCCATTCCTTGTGCCTTTACGCAAGATTCGTGTATCAGCTACAACAGCTACAGCACAAGAGTTTTTATTTTCGGGCTACACAACAGAGTACCGCTACTATTATGACCAAGCCGAGAACGTGGGCTATGTAGATATTTATGCCGCTGATGCGTTCAGACTTTTTAACCTTGCACAAATTACAAGCGTGGCAGATTCAGGAGCAGGGCAAGCCACAGGCACACGCATAGGCAAGATTCTCGACGAGATTGACTTTCCGGCCAACATGAGAACTATTGCTACAGGCAATTCACTATGTCAGGCAGACCCGGGAACCCTTCGCACGTCTCTTGATGCAATCAAAAACGCAGAGTTTTCCGAGCAAGGTGCTTTTTACATCGATGGCTCTGGAACGGCAATATTTAAAAGCCGCAATGAGGTGGCTGCCTCTATCTCTGGAACTCCTATCGAGTTTAACCAGACCGGCGGTATCCCATACAAGAACTTAGTCTTTGCCTTTGACGACAAGCTCATTATTAACACAGCCAGTATCCAGCGTATAGGCGGCACAGCGCAGGTCTATCAGAACGCGGCCAGCGCCATTAAGTACTTCCAGCATCAATACTCGGCGCAAGACTTAGTCATTGATACCGATGCTAATGCCTTAAACATTGCTGCCACTTATGTGTCAACCCGAGCCGAAACCACAATTCGCATCGATGCCATGACTGTTGATCTACTAGACCCAGCAGTACCAACAAATACTATGATTGGCTTGGACTATTTTACTAATGTTAGAATATCTAATATTCAGCCTGATAACTCGGTTATCGTCAAAACCTTGCAAGTGCAGGGCTTAAAGTGGGAAATCAGCCCAAATGCAATGCAATGCACAGTTACAACACTTGAGCCCATCGTTGATGGATTCATCATCGGCAGCGCAGAACGCGGTATAATTGGCGTGTCTGCAATGACTTACTAAAGGAGAACTACCATCGCTACAGGATTCCCGTCAAGCACCGGAGACGTGCTAACAGCTAACATGTTCAATGGTTTAGTTACCTTTACGCTCGACCCTGACCAGACTGGTACAAGCTACACAGCCGTACTAGACGATCAGTATCAAGTCCTAGTACCTATGAACCGCGCTACAGCCATCGATTTTAAAATCCCTACTAATGCATCTGTAGCCTTTCCTGTAGGAACAGCAATCACCATTCTCAATAAGGGCGCTGGCCTTTGCACAATTAGCGCAGTTACTTCTGGCACAACCACAATTCTTTCCGCTGGTGCAGTAGCGGCTGCACCGACCTTGGGTCAATACAAGTCAGCCGTTTGCATTAAAACTGCCACAGATACTTGGTATGTGGTGGGCGCAATTGCTTAATAACATTGTAGGCGCTTTATCACCTGCTGTACCACCTCTTTCTGTCGTTAATTACTTGGTAGTTGCCGGTGGTGCTGGTGGTGGTTATTTTGGTGGTGCTGGTGGTGGAGCTGGTGGTTTTAGATCGGGTTCAGGTTTATCCGTAAGTACAGGAACTAGTTATTCCATAACAATCGGAGCCGGTGGTGCTGGTGCAACTGGTACGGGCAATGACGCAAGTTCTGCTGGTGCAGATGGCACTAATTCAATATTTTCTACAATTACAGCCACAGGTGGCGGCGGTGGTGGTAGTGGATATTCAGATTCTTATTCACAAGGTCGCAATGGCGGTTCTGGCGGCGGCGGTGGTCAAAAACAAGACGCAACTGTAAATGGATTATTTGGAACAGGAAATACTCCTAGTACATCACCATCACAAGGAAACAATGGTGGTATTGGAAGTACAGATAATGCGACTTTCCGCTCTGGCGGTGGCGGTGGTGGAGCTGGTGCGACAGGTTCCAATAGCGTTAGCGGCAATGGCGGCAATGGCGGCAATGGTAGTTCATCTTCTATCTCTGGGTCATCAGTTACTTATGCAGGTGGTGGTGGCGGTGGTTGTGCTGATAACTTTGCTAGCAAAACCGCTGGTACTGGCGGCACAGGCGGCGGTGGCGCGGGCGGACAAACACAAACATCACCTTCTACAGGTAATCCTGGCTCTGAAAATACAGGCGGCGGCGGCGGTGGTGGCGCTCAACTTGCTAGCGTTCCAAAAGCGGGTGGAGCCGGTGGATCAGGTATTGTAGTTATCAGCTATGCAGGTTCACAAAAAGCAACAGGCGGAACAATTACTTCGGCTGGTGGAAATACAATTCACACCTTTACTGCTAATGGCAATTTTGTCACAGATTAATAGGGGAAGATAATGGCACATTGGGCAGAAATAGATGAGAATTCAAAGGTTGTTAGAGTTCTCGTCGGAGATAATAATGACCCTAATGGTGATGAGGGCTACAAATGGTTAATCGATAACCTTGGTGGAACTTGGGTACAAACTTCCTACAACGCAAATTTTCGTTACAACTATGCAGGAATTGGTTTTACTTACGATCCTATTGACGACGCTTTTATAGCGCCAATGCCAAAGTGCGGCCATGTTGAATTGACCCTAAATGATAAGAAACAATGGGAGTGCGGTAATGCAGAACACACCCCGATTGTGTAAAGCCGGACAACAGTTAAGGCTTCAAATTGACGATAATCACATGTCAAGAGATAAGTCCAGCGACGGCTGGCTTGGCGACTATCGTCACTCATCACGTCCTTCTGACCACAATCCTGACGCAAGCGGCATCGTCAGAGCCATTGATATTGACAGGGATTTGGCTGGACGGAGCAAGCCTGACCTCATGCCTGACCTTGCGGATCAGATACGACTCGCGGCGAGAGCTGGAGATAAACGGATTAGTTATGTCATATTCAATGAAAAGTACTGCTCAGCAAAAACCTTATGGCGTTGGCGAACTTATCGTGGAATCAATCCGCATACTAAGCATTGCCATGTCTCTTTTACCAAGAAGGGCGATGCAGATGGCTCGTTCTTTAATATCCCGATGATAGGCGGAACAGCATGAATCTAAAGCACCCAGCAGTTGTAGCTCTTGGAGCTTTTCTTGCAGTATGGGGTACAACATCTAACTTTGACCTTAACTATCGGTCAATACTAGGGGCGATTGTCGCTGGCGTATTCGGGTACGCATCACCTAAGAAATGAGCGCACAGGACTTTGCGGCGATAGCCGTCGCTATAATCACAGTGCTTGGCGGCGTTGCAGCTTATGTCCAGTTCATGATTAAGCATTACCTAATCGAACTCAAACCGAATTCTGGCTCTAGCCTCAAGGATCAGGTTTCAAGACTTGAGGTCAAGAGTTCTAGATTAGAAGCGCGTGTCGAAACAATCATCGACCTCCTAGGTAAGTAACACTTATCCTATGGCTAAGAAAAAGGTCATAGACCTAGATACGTATTCCGCGCTCGATGCTTACTGTATCGGTATGCACGTCTATTACACATCTTTGCGCAAGGCCGGGTTCTCCACAGATATGGCTTTCTGGCTTTTGCTAGATAGAGAGTCTTATCCGGACTGGATACTGCCATCAATCCCTAATCGAATCGATAACATTCCTTACGACGATGACGAGGACTAATGAAGAAAATCGTTATTCTGTCAGACCTGCAAGTGCCTTTCGAGGACGTGCATGTAACACAGAACATTGCACGATTCCTCAAGACCTTTAAGCCAGACCAGACAGTAACCATCGGTGATGAGATTGACTTTCAGACCATAAGCAAGTGGTCGGAAGGCACACCTCAAGCTTACGAGCAGAGCCTTGGCGATGACCGAGACCGCTGTGTGCAGCTTCTCTGGGATTTAGGCGTAAGTGACTGCATACGATCTAATCACACAGACCGGCTTTACAACATCATTATGAAGAAGATACCCAGTTTTCTATCTTTGCCAGAGCTGCGCTTTGAAAAGTTCATGCGTTTTGACGACCTAGGCATAACCTTCCACAAGAACCCTATGAACATCGCTCCGGGCTGGGTAGCAGTCCATGGCGACCACACGCCCATCAAGCCATGGGGCGGCCTGTCAGCTCTAGAAGCAGCCCGTAGGCATGGCAAGAACGTCATTTCAGGACATACTCACAGAGCAGGGCGTAGCGCCTTCACAGAGGCCTCTGGCGGCCGTTTAGGGCGTGTTTTACATGGTGTCGAGGTAGGTAATCTCATGGACTTCAAACAGGCCTCATACACCAAGGGAACGGCTAATTGGCAGCAAGCCTTTGCAATCATGTATGTCAAGGGAACTAACGTGCAAGTGGACATTATCCACATAGAGAAAAACGGCACGTTCATAGTGCAAGGGAAGGTCTATGGAAGGGTTCGCTAGGCCAGACTTTGGAGACGAGAATATCGATGAAATCGTTATCGTTTCGTTATCTAAATCTGGCGGCTGTTTATTTCACCAGTTGTAAAGTTCTTCTTGTACCCGAAATACGGGCTACAGGAAGGGCTAAATGAACCACATCAATCATGACTACATAGTCATATTTTCACTGCTATTAGGAAGTTTACCGGGCTTTGCTTTTGGCTACATCAAGGGGCATGAGAACGGGCTAAAACAAGCTCGCAACTCTTATCGTCGCTTGACACGTCAAATCCAACAGCAGGTAAATCGATGAACGCTCGTGATTACCTTAACGAAGCAAGAGCCACAATCCAAGATCGTGGAATGGACTACGGCCACCCAAGCGACAACATGCAGCGCACAGCCTCACTCTGGAGCGCCTACCTTGAAATACCAGTCACAGACTATCAAGTTGCAATCTGTATGGCATTGGTCAAAATCGCAAGAAGCATGGAAACTGCGAAAAGTGACACGTACATCGATATGGTTGCCTATGCCAGTTTGGCAGCACAACTACACACAGAGGAAAATGACCTTTATGTTTAACTTAGAAGATTACGAGACAGTTGAAGAACGCTTAATCAAATTTTGGAAGGATCACCCAGATGGAAGAATTGATACAAAGCTGGTCGAAGCAAGCACTACACGTTTTATTGTACAGGCTTATATATACCGAACTGAGGTTGACCAATACCCTTGGGCTGCTGGGCTCGCGGAAGAAACGATATCGGGGCGTGGAGTCAATGCTACTTCTGCTCTTGAAAATTGTGAAACGTCTGCGATTGGTCGCGCTCTCGCTTCGGCTGGTTATGCGACAAAGGGAAAGCGCCCGAGCCGAGAAGAGATGGGCAAAGTTATCGAGATGAATAAGGTAAAGGCTAGCATTGATGAGGTAAAGGCTAAGATGGCACAGACGGCCACAGAGTACATTCCAGTAGCAAAGGCAGATGATCCATGGACTATCGCACCAGCACAGCCAGCACAGACTTTAGAGAGTGCAGTCGAG